CCAATCTTCTCTCAGTTTTTCAAATTTATTACGAAGTGAATCAAAATTCATAAGGCGTTCATATTTTTATCACGAATGAAGAACCGCTGGTGTTTAAATGTTACCTCTGCAGTTATGTACTCCACATCACTTATTGTAGCATCAAATTGTAGATTACTCAACGACACAGGAAATAGATCCCTAAACTCTACAACGAAAGCTGGATTGTATTGAGATGTAACGATGTGTAATTGTCCACCAGTATAGATGTCTTCCTCAGGTGTGGTTCTAGCCATCTGATCTGCGTTACCATTATCTCTCATCCACTTATGAATAGAGTTATAATTTACTAGATCTTCATCTACAATAAAACGCACAGAAAAATCCCCGAAGGTAACACCACCGCCAGGTATGATAGGCAAGTTTCTAAATTGACTTGCTACATCAATACTGGGCATGTTAACATCAGGGACATTTGCTGATTGACAAAAGAAATCTACTCCTGCAAACTTTTCTAGTTTCAGGATATAACCAATAGGGTTTAGGAAGTTCCTATTTGATGGTTGTTCTTTATACCACTCAGCAGACATTTCAACATCTTAAGCTACTTAGTATTTATGGGTTGTTGGGATCTAGTCCTAGACTAATAAGATACTCTTCCCACCATGAAACTTTTTGCCTCTTCCATAGAGGTACAGGCAATCCTTTCTCTCCATAGTATTTTTCTAAAGCAGCATCAATCTTTTCTGCTATCTCCAACTTCCTAATCCTCTTCTGTAGTACGTCCATTCGCATGAATAATTTCTTCCATTTGCTTACGAACAAGTGCAGCACGTTTCTTTTCACGTACTTCATTCTTATAACCATATTTTCCTGTTAGTATTGCATAGCCTTGAAACATCAATGATATTGATGAGATCAATACTACCAATAGTAATGCATGATCAGAAGTCACATCTGTCTCAGTAACTCTTCTTTTAATTTATCTACCACATCTTGTACAACACTTACATCAATACCTAGGAATGGTGGTATCAAACCTAGAACTCTAAAAAGACCATCAGCGAATAGAGCAATAAATGCAAACCCAAGTGCCATACTAATCATACCAGCATTTCTATTATGCTGATTGATGGCAAAATCAATCATCTCTTGACACTCTTCTCTTGTAAAAGTTTGAGTGTTAGTAGTTTCAATTACTACTTGTTCTTTATTTTGAGAGAATAATTCTCTACCATAGTTGGATAATACCATGATCGTATTGATAGTGGTTTAATAGTTGTCATCTTCGTCCTCTTCATCATCCCAGACGATGTAAGGACCATGCTGCATTCGTTTTAGTTTGTCTGTCTCAGCTTTAAATTTTGCTGTCTCAGAAAACCAGATGGCAAGTTTAATCACCACGAACATCACCGCCATGGGTGATAAGCATAACAACAGTATAACAGAAGGTTGACTCATTGCCAGTATTCGTCAAGAACATCAAACACCCTATTCAGGTATTTGTTAGCACCGATACATTCCCACTTACCCATCTCATTAATTTCGCATTTGTAATGTAGTTCTCTTTTAAGTTGCATGAGTCTGTTGGTCATAGCAACCTTGTCTAGCCTGCCGTTCATTAGATTATTTGCATACTATAGGTACTATTTAAGCATAAAAAAAGAGACCCCGTAGGGTCTCTGTGAGGATATCCTAATAAAATTAGGTTAGGTTAGCAACTCTAACTCTTCTATAGTACTGGTTACGTGAAGCAGTAAGAGCCTCAGCGTCAGGAGTACCGTTAGACTGAACAACAAATGGGTTAGCAACCATACCGTATCTAGTCTTGAAGCCAATCTTGGGCTGGAAGGTAGATGGGTCAATGCTTCTGAGCATTTGTAGGGGAACGTATGGGCAGTAGAACAGTCCACTGTCATAAGGAGATGTACCTTTGTAACCAACAACGTAGTAGTGAGTGTTAGAAACGTTTGCAGAGTAAGGATCAACGAAGACCTTGATTCTACCGTTCATTGTACCCACAAGTAGGTTACCTGTGTCATCAACTTCACCGATGGAAGGACCACCAGCGCCTGTTAAACCAGAAGAGTAGTCTAGAGTACCAGACATAGCAAGAGCACTAGCAACATCAGCAGAAGTGATGATGAAGTTACCCTTTCCTCTACGAGTTTGCTGTGCGATAGCGTTAGCATCTCTTTCAATTTGGAACATAAGTCCCTTGAATTTCTCAACAGACCATCTACCGTTACTATCAACGTCTAGGTCAAACACACCAGCGTTAGCCACGTTGTTTTGTGCACCAGACTTAGCAACTGTATAAACAGTTCTGACAACCTCACGGTTGATTTCTGCAAGGATCTCGCTAGAAAGAAGGTTAGCAAGTTCCTGCTCTGCATCAAGACCGTGAATTGCCTTCAAGTCTTGTGCAAGTTCTAAGGTGTATTCTGCTTTGAGAGCTCTTGTCTTTGCAGTAACAGAAGTCTTCTCAATGCTGAAGCTCATCTCGTTGAAGAGAGTAGATCCAGAACCAAGTGTTTCTGCGTCTTCTCTAGCGATCTTACTAGCAACTTTCTCGTAGTTAGCTGCAGTTGTACCGCCACCAGTAGCGTCGTTAAGTAGACCTGGGTTAGCATCTGTTGTACCACCGTCTCCTAGAGGAGAGATAGGATCGTTGAATGCTGCAGGACCCTGAGAGTTACCAGAGAAGTTTGCATCAGGTTCGTTGTAAAGTGCTTCGTTACCAGCTCTTAGTGCAGAACCATTTTGCTGATAATGAGACTTCATCGCAAAGATTAGTCCAGTAGGACCGCTCATTGGTTGAACGCCACAAATGTCGTATGCAACCAAGTTAGGCATTGCACGACGGATGAGGCTAATCATCACTGGATCAAATCCAGCAAGACCGCCAGTTTTTGTATCAAGTCCAGAACCAGAGAGTGCGTTTGTACCAATGGCACCAACAGTGTTGGATGCTTCATTGATCATACCACGCTCTTCTCTTAGTTGAGACTCAGTGTTTTCTAACAAAACAGCGGTAACAGCTTTTCTATAATTGTCTTTGATGGTGCCAGCACCTTCGTGACTTAGAACAGGTGACCACTTTTCTGTTAGAGCTTTTGAGTTAAACATTTGTTTAATTGCTCCTTGAAAAAAGATAGGGGATTTATTTTATTATCAGGACTGCCAGCGATTGAGTGCGCTAAGGTATTGTGCCATTGCTGGTGTTACCTCTGCGTTATCTCCTTCAACTGGAGTTTCATCTGCAACCTCGCTTTGAGGTGCGGCTGCTTCCTTGAAGTATGCTTCCTTGATGGTAGTAACCTTCTTGGAGAATGCTTCTTCAGAAACGAACTCTAGACCCTCAGCAAGTGCTGCGAGTTTTTCTTTCTGAGTATCTGCCAATCCTTCCGAAACTGTGTTCAGAATATTTTTTCTTGCAGTCTCATTAAGACTATTTTGTAATTTCACATTTGCTTTGACCTGTTCGTCAAGGCGTGCTTCCATCTCACGAATAGATTCGGCCATACCCTCTACCACGTCAACTTTCTCGTCGGGGATAGAGATGTAGTGCTCTTCAAAGAGACCCTTAAGACCTGCAATGAAGTCTTCGGTGATCTCATTTCTGATTCCACGGTCAATAGCAACTTGGTTTTGCTCAACCCATTGACCAATGGCGTAGTTAACTGTACCATTAACTTCCTCGGATAGTTCTGCCTTAGCAGACTCAACTTGCTTATCCAATTCGTTGGCAAAGTGCTCTACAAGCTTGTCATACTCTGCAGAAATTTTTGCTTTGACAGCAGATTCAAAAATGATTCTTGCTTTCTCTGCAAATTTCTCAGAGAGTTCTGTGCCCTCTACTAGGGCTGCAACGTCTGCGGAAACGTCAAGATCTTCAAACGAAGGTTTGATAGGATATGTAACGTCAGGTCCTGTGCTTGTTGCATATGCTGCGTCAGCACCAACTGTAGGTTGTGTACCCATATCACCAGCATCTTTGATGTTGGATGTTTGAGCAGAACCATCGCTCTGTGCTGCTTTATCTCCTACAGGAGCAGCAGCTTTAGCACCAGGATTTACCTCACCATCATCGTCGTCCTCATTAGGAGTGGTTGATGTGCCTCCAAGATCCGTAGGGGCTGATTGCCCATAGGATTGTGAAGCATCTACTTTAGGTGCAGGATCCTTTCCGCTACCAGAACTAGTCTGTGCGTCAGAGACCTGAGTGGGTTCACTACCAGTGCCAGGAATGACGTTTGCAGAAACGGTAGGCATAGGATCGCCAGCTTCTACAATCACCTTTTGCTCGGTAACGAACTCCTCAAACTTTTCGTTTAACATGTCTGACATCTGAGTTTACCTCGTAATTTCCGTATAATTAATCTAAGTTTATTTATAAATCAGAGTTTTCCGAGGAAATCCTCAAACACTTTGAGGGTCTTCTCTTCCAATTCCTGACGCGCTGAGGCGTCCATGATTCTTTTATATTTAGCAACTTCAGTTTCCTTTAGTATACCGTTACACCAAACCCACTCTTTACCTTCCATGATGCCATTTACAAATGCATCTGGTGCGGAAGGATCTGCCACAATATCTGCAGCAGTGGTGAGCATGAAGTCGTCTGCAACAACGTTGCAGTCTTCTACTTTTTGAATGCTTCCCATACCACGCGAGGAAA